GCCGCCTAGCGTCAGCCGGTTAAGTAAAGTTTTGGAGCTGGTGAGATGAAGAGGGAATTTGCTACTGGGATTATCTGGGTATGCAACGGCAAGCAGTACGGCTGGTCTGTACCTTGGCAGATGTCCGCAGACCGCCGGATGACAACCGACGACGTGCGGCAATTAGTTTGGTACTCCTGATGGACTTCTTTACAGTGATTTGTCAGAATTTTACTAAAGGCGATTGCAGTTTTTTGATCCTGGTGGTATGCCTGCTCACGCTGATCGACAATCGGCGGGCGAGGCACCAGGATCGGGATCGGGAGGCAGCTAAAAGGTTTTTTGCGGACGGGAGGCCGAAGCGGATCCGGCAGATACCGCCAAGGCTGCCGACTAACAAAAAGATCGGGTGATGTGCTTTTGAGGGCAGCGAGGAAAAAGGCAGAATTTAGCAATCACATATTGGATGTATTTGGGTATGTGGATCATACACTGCAGCACCCTTGGGAGGCTTGCGCGGAAAACGTGCAAGCTTGTTCCCGTTTCAGACAGGACGTGATAGCGGAAAAATTTGTATTCGATCCGGCCTTGGCCGAGCTGGCGATTGACATCATAGAAACGACGCTGGTACATCAGAAGGGGCAGACGCTGGACGGGATCCCTTTGCGCGGGAAGCCGCTGCTTTTGGAGCCGTGGCAAAAATTCATTGTCTTTAATCTTCTGGGCTTCTATAGGCCGTCGAAATCAAAGATGAAACTGCGCCGGTTCAAGGAGGCATTTATCTACGTTCCCCGGAAAAACGGCAAGACTACTTTCATAGCGGCCTTGGCCTGGGCGCTGGCTATAATAGAAAAGGCCTCCTGCTCCACAATCTACATAGTGGGCGCGGTACTGCGGCAGGCCCTGCAGTCCTTCGACTTCATCCGCTACAACATCTCGGCGCTGGGGGAAATGGATAGTTTTAGGGTACTCAACAGCAGCCAAGAGCACTCGATCAGCCAGGAATTCGATGACGGCGGCGCGATGATGATCCAGGCGCTGGCCGCCAATCCGGACGCCCAAGATTCGCTTAATTGCAACATTGGGATCGCCGATGAGCTGCACGCCTACAAAAGCGCCAAGCAGTACACGATCATAAAAGAGGCCGGCAAAGCCTACACTAACAAGATGATGATCGGGATCACCACAGCGGGGGACGATACAACCAGCTTCTGTTACCAAAAACTGACACACTGCCAGAGGATCCTTGATGGATCGGTCAAGGATGAATCCTATTTTGTCTTTATCTGCAAGGCCGATCAGGATAAAAATGGGGACGTTGACTACTTGGATCCGATCCAGCACAAGAAGGCCAATCCTAACTACGGCGTCTCGATCAGGCCGGACGATATGCGGGAGTCGGCGATGCAGGCCCATAACGATCCCCAGCTTCGGAAAGATTTCTTGTCCAAGGAACTGAATATCTACACCAGCGCTATGAGAGCATATTTCAACATCGACGAATTCCGCCGGTCTGACGCCCGGTACAGCTGGACGCTGGATCAGCTGGCCAAGCTGCCGATCACCTGGTACGGCGGCGCGGATCTGTCGAAACTCTTTGATTTGACTACGGCGGCGCTTTTTGGCGAGTATCAAGGCGTTGGGATCGTGATCACTCATGGGTGGTTCCCGATTGTGCAGGCCCACGCTAAAGCGGAAGAAGACAATATCCCAGTTTTTGGCTGGCTGGACGAAGGAAATTTGACCATGTGCAACACGCCCACCGTAAACTACGGCGACGTCGTGGCCTGGTTCGCGGCCATGCGCAAGCGCGGGTTCAAAATCAAACAGGTCGGCTTTGATCGTAAATTCGCCCAGGCTTTCTTTGTCCAGATGAAGAAGCAGGGCTTCAGGATGATCGATCAGGTGCAATACTTTTACAAAAAATCTTCTGGGTTCAGGTACATAGAAAAACTTGTAAAAGATGGCAATCTATACTATATGCACAGCGGGCCTTTTGAATACTGCGTCCAAAACGTCCACGGGATCGAGAAGACCGATGATATGATCCAGTATGAGAAGGTCACGGCCAATCAACGGATCGACTACTTTGACGCGGCTGTCTTCGCCGTCGTGCGGTACTTGGAAAATATGGAAAAAGCGGATCAAGTCAGACGATACATGGGGCAAGGTGAATGATGGGCATAATTTCCAGCGTAAAAAACATATTTAGATCCGAGGAAAAGCCTATACCCATTAAAAGGCAGCAGGTGATCGTATGCGATCCGGCGGGCTACGATCTTTTCTGCGGCCAAGGGTACACGCCACTGTCGAGGAACCCCGAGGTACGGATCTGCGTGGATCGGATCGCCGATCTCATATCCAGCATGACGATCCAGCTTATGGTAAACATGGAAAAAGGCGATGTTAGGGTCAGAAACGGCCTGTCTAAAAAGATCGATGTGGATCCGAGCCAGTACCTGACGCGTAAGGACTGGATGCAGCTGATCGTCCGGGCGCTGCTGTTGGAGGGCGAGGGGAACGCGGTGGTGATCCCTAAGATCGATCCGGCTACTGGCCTGCTGTCGGATCTTTTCCCGGTGCCGCCGTCTGCGGTCAGCTTCCGGCCGGCGCCGGACGGGTACCAGATCATGATCTCGGGAAAAGCTTTCGATCCCAGCGATCTGATCCACTTCAAATGGAAAATCGATCCAGATTGCGTTTTCTGGGGCGCGGGCGTCCGGGTGCTGCTTGGCAGTGTGCTTGGCAGCCTCACCCAGGCCAACGCCACGATCAAGGATTTTTTCAGGCGGCCTAGGCCGTCGATAGTGGTATCTGTGGACAGCACCGAAGATCTGCTGCACAGCAAGGAGGGCAGGCAGGAGATCTTTGATCGCTACGCCGATTCGGTGGAGACCGGCAACGCCTGGGTAGTCCCAGGCGAGATTATCAAGGTGGAGCAGCTTAAGCCGCTCAGCCTCAAAGATCTGGCCATCAGCGATCAGGTCAATCTTGACCGCCGGTTTATAGCAGCGCTCTTTGGGGTTCCCAGATTTTTCCTCGGTACCGATCAGTACAACAGGGGCGAGTACAACCACTTTATCACGACGCAGATCATGCACATATGCCAGATCATAGCCCAGGAGCTGACGGCCAAGATCCTGATCCAGCCATGCATGTACTTCCGGTTTAATCCCAGGAGCCTTTTTGACTACAGCCTGACGGAGCTGTCAAATATTGGGATCAAGCTGGCCCCCGTCGGCATCATCACCAAAAACGAGGCCAGGGACTGGATCGGCCTGGATCCGTCGGACGCGGAGGGAATGGATGAATTTGCCATGCTGGAAAATTATATACCCGTGGGCATGGCCGGGGATCAAGAAAAATTGAAAGGAGGCGATGATGATGAGTAGATTAGGCGAGTTTGTCACGCGGGATTTTACGGAGCGCCCCGAGACGCGGGACGCCCTCGATGGGAAAAAGTATATCCAGGGATATTTTGCCGTTTTTAACCAAGAGACGGAGCTTTGGCCTGATGTCACAGAAGTGATCCGGGAGGGAGCTTTTGCCGGGGCAACGGACGTAAGGGGACTGATCAACCACAATACTTCCGCAGTGTTGGGGCGCTCCAAAGCCGGGACGCTGACGGTGAGGGAAGACAGCTACGGGCTTTTTGGATCCATAGAGATCAACGAGCAGGACGTGGACGCAGTCAACCTCTACTACAGGATCGAGCGCGGCGATGTGGATCAGGCCAGTTTCGGCGGCTGGATCACGTCGGAGCAGGTCAACCATCTGCCCGGCGGGAAAGTCCAGTTCGAAATTAAAGGTTTCGACTTGAGGGAAATTTCCCCATGCACTTTCCCGCAGTACAAGCAGACGGGGATCAGTACGCGCCAGGCACAGATACAGGAGATCAGGGACGCGGAGAAGAGAAAAAAAGAAATAGCTAGGAGGGTACTACATTGCCAAAAGCACTAAAAATATTAGCGGCCAGAAAAAGGATAGAGGTGATCGACGCCGATCTATCCACCTACACGATGGAGCAGGCGGGTTTTTCGGTACGGGAGAAGCAGCTGCAGACGGAGTTGGATGCGGCCAAGGGCGACGCGCTGGACACTGTGATCAAGAGCATCCAGGAATTCGACGCCCGCCGGGACGCGGTGACAGCCGGCTTGGCGCAGCTGCAGCAGGAAAAAAGCCAGTTGGAAGCGCAGATCAAAGAAATGGATCAAGCGGTAGGCGAAGTTAGATCGCTAGCTACGGCTAGCGGCGAGTACCAGGAGGATCCGGGCTTCTTTCGCCCGGTCTGCTTCACCCGCGAAAAGGGCGCGGCGCTGATACGCAGGGCCGAGGTCAGGGAATTTTTAGACCGTTTTAAAGACGTCATCAGATCCGGCGTGACCAATGCTGAGATCCTGATCCCTGACGTTTTTCTTGGTGTGATCAGGGATAATTTGGATGAGTACAGCAAGCTGATCGGCGTGGTCAACCTGCGGCAGATCACAGGGACAAGCCGCCTGATCTTGCGGCCGGCCCCACAAGAAGCGGTGTGGACGGAGCAATGTGCCAACCTGAACGAAATGTCGATATCTGTCTACGAGGTAGAGATCGAGGGGTATAAGGTCGGCGGGTATATCCGCATATGCAACGCCACGCTGGAAGATTCTACCTATCTGAGCCTTGCGGACGAAATAGTCCGGGAGCTTACCCAAGGGATCGGGCTTGCATTGGACAAAGCGATCCTGTATGGCACTGGCGTAAAAATGCCCCAAGGGATCGTTACCCGGCTGGCGCAGACCGCGCAACCGGCCAGCTGGCTTGCAACGTCGCCCGCCTGGACTAACCTGGCCGCGTCTAACATACTCAGCCAGAATCTGGACGCCCTGCCGGCCAACGAATACTTTGCGAAGCTCTTGCTCATGACAGGCCAGATTGAGGCCAACTACGCTACAGGCGGAACTTTTTGGTGCATGAGCCGGAAAACCTGGGCCGAGATGCAGGCCAAGGGGCTAGTCATCAATGCCCTGGGGATCATAATGTCTTCTGTGTCCCCGGTAATGCCCGTAGAAGGTGGCAGAATAATTCTGCTGGACTTTATCCCTAAAGGGGACATTATCGGCGGCTACGGGAGCCTGTACACGCTTGTACAGCGCCACGGGCTGGTCATGCGCCGTTCCGAGCACAGATTCATTTTGGAGGACGATACTGTATTCACAGGGACGATGCGTTTCGACGGCAAGGCGGTAGTAGGAGAGGGGTTCGTCGCGATTAATATTGACGGTAACCCGGTGACCACTACGATGACTTTCGCGCCGGACGTGGCCAATACGGCAACGCCGGGCGGCGACGGTGGAGACGGCTAGATAAAGCGGGGTTAAAACACTATGGAGACAGTTTTAACGTTATTAAAACAAGCTCTTGGCTTTACATCTGACGTCCGGGATCTGTATCTGAGGTCGCTGATCCAAGCCACGATGATAGAGCTTGGCCAGGTACACGGGTACACGCCGGATCTCGATGACATATCGCAGCTGATGTTTGTGGTCGATGTCGCTGAGTGGCGGTACAACGGGCGCAATACCAATGCGCCGATGCCGGAGCATCTAAAGGTCAGAATGCGGGACTACCTGATCCACTACCGCAGGTCGGATCGCCCAGAAACGCCGGTACCGCCGCCGGGGATCCCAGATGGCGGGTACGAGCGTTTCCGGCTCAGCTTCCAGCCGGGATCTTGGGCGCAGTCCCTGGGCTGGCACACGCTGACCATACCACGCGATCAGCACGGGCTAGGGTACCAAGCGACAGTGGAAGAAATTGTAACTGCGGAAGCTGGGGCCGTGGCGGCCATCGGGGGCTACGGCGTCCGGCGGCTGACCAATGGCGGCATAACGATCAGGGTCAAGACGCCTTTTACAGGCGCGATCACCCTGCAAGCATAAGGAGGACTTTAGATGGCTTTTGAAAAAATTGGATCGCCGTGGCTGCCGGATACGCTGGGGCCGACGATAGACGCCAACTTTGAGATGATTGAGCAAAATTACCTGACCGCTGCTGCGGCCACTGATACTTTTATACCTAAGGATCAGATCGGCGTAGTTGGCGGTCTGGCCACGCTGGCACAGTATGGATCGTATCTGATGGTAGGCCGGGCGTGGGAAGCCAATGTTGCGTCCTACTACCGCAACATATCTGATCAGATGGTCAGCATAGACGCAGTTTTCCGGCAGACGCAACAAAGCATCGCCGATCTTGTGTCCGGCGCGTCGGTGGCGGGCAAGGCCCGCGAACTGGATCCAGTGGATCCACCTGACGAAGGATCGGTCTTGGCCATGATCGGCGGGGTCTTGGGATGGCACGGCATGGGCGCACTTACCCCAGCGGGGGCGGTAGGCCCGGTCAGTTTTTCCGACACCGGCGCTTGGGGCGCGGCCGGATCCGACGGGTTCCGGGCGATAGAGATCGCCCATGGGGGCAAGTACCCCCTAGGCGTGTATAAGCAGGACGGCAATATCTACCGCCTGGTAGGTGTAGGCGTGGGCCGGGATGACACGAATATCCAGATCCGGGCGATCACGCCATTTTCTGGTTATGTGCTGCTAGGATAAGGGGTGTTATGGATGGCATTACCAGATAATCCATTATTTGAGGATGTGCAGATTGCGATCAGGGATCTGGAAAATACTGTAGGATCGCTTAATGCGCTGTTGGAATCCCGGCTGCTGGGGGTGGCATAGATGCCGACACTTGCAGAAAATGTCAGCCAGGCGGTCGCCGATTTTGACGCGATCAGAGACGCCATAGAGGAAAAAGGGGTAGCGGTGCCGCAGGGTACGCCTACCGCCGGCTATGCGGGAAAGATTGCCCAGATAGTCAGCGGCGGGCCCGCTGCCCCTGCGCTGGGCCCGTGGCAGAAGATGAATACCCCGCTGCAGACCGGCGGGGCAGAAGCCGCCTGGGTCAGCGTGGCCTACGGGAACGGCCGTTTTTTGGCCGTGTCCAATGCCGGTACGCCTTTTCGTGTCATGACGCTGCTGGACGGTAGCGATACTTGGATGCCGCAGAATGCTTATACGCCCACGGGGGCGCTAATGGCGGCTTTCAATCGGGTGAGGTACTTCGGGGGCCGTTTTTTGGCGGTGATCGCCGCATCCGGCGCGTATACGTCGCTAGACGGCCTCAGCTGGGCTAATGCATCCCTGCCATTCGTCAGCTCCTGGAATGATCTGGAACTGGTAGACGGCGCGATTTTTGCAGTGGCCACGTCCGGGACTGCGGCCAGGATAGCGCGATCCCAGGACAACGGGAACACTTTTGAGGCATACCCGGCCAGTCAGGCCGGATTGATACTAGATACACCATGGAGCAGGATCGCGTACAATCCTCGGGAAAATATCCTTATAGCGGTAAGCTCATCCAACACGACGGTCACGCCGGTCATCATATCCAGGGACAAGGGGGCGACGTGGAGCGCCTTGACCGGCCAGCTGCACGCGGCCAACTGGACGGCGTTGCGCTACGTGGACGGGCTGGGCTTTGTTGCCGGTAACCTAAATTCTTCCAACTACCGGGCCGCCTGGTCGCCGACTGGGGAGGTATGGAACCCGATCACGATGCCGTCAGAGCAGGTCTACGACGTGGCCAGCTTCGGCGGCATGGCACATGCTGCCGTGGCCGGATCGGTGCGCGGGGAAGCGCAAGCGATCTCATATGAGAGCTTCGCCGCAGGCCTGACGGCTTGGCGGGGTTTGCTGCTGCCTGGGCCGGCATCGGCTGCCCGTGGCATCGCCTACGGTGATAACCGGCTCGTGGCCGTCTGCAGCACCGGCGCGGGCCGGGCGCTGCAACGCAAGCTGATTTAGGGGTGAGAATATGGCGCGGGTTTTTGATCCAAGCGTCGAGATCGTGCTAGTGGCTACGGATGGCGCAAGAACAGGTGTTCTTGCAGACGTAAGATCCGTCGGCCATACAGAATTTTACAACTCCGTCCAACGCGGGACGCGCCCACAGGTGCAGATTGATATGCGGGTGCAGGAGTACGGGGGGCAGGAAAAGATCGTACATGACGGCGTCATGTATACGCTGATCCGCTCTTATGTCGGATCATCAAGCGCACGGGGCGCGGCGCGTAACCCCGAGATCATAGAGCTGATTTGCGGGAAGGTGGCGGCAGACGTTGGAAAAAATTAACATCCCTGAGCTGTCGGCCACGATAGAAAGAGAGCTGGCCATGTATAGCGCTAAGATCCAAGCTGAGATTGAAAAAGCTGCCAAAGACGCGGCCAGCAAGATCAAAAAAGACGTGGCGGCTGCCGCGCCCGTGAGGCGTGGCAGATCCAGGGGGTACAGCAAGGGTTTCACGGTCACGGATGAAAGCACGTTCGGGGTCGCCAGCTTCAAAGTCTGGAATAAAAGAACGCCCTGGCTGCCTCACTTGTTAGAGTACGGGCACGCGATCCGGGTAGGCGGCAGGTCGTATGGCCAGACGAGGGCGTTCCCGCATATGAAGCCGGCCGAGGAAGCGGGGATCCAGGAATTTGAAAAAAAAGTAGAGCAGATCATCGAGGGGGGCGGTTAGGCATGACCAGAGAGGATCTAGAGGCCATCTTAAAAGCGGCGTATCCTGCGGCGGCCATGCCGGACGGCAGCACCAGGGATCGGGTGGCATACAGCTTTTTTGATCCGGCGCTGGTGGTGGCCCCGCCTTTCGTGTGCTACTACTTTGATTCTTCCAGGGATTGGATCGCCGACAATAAAAATTACCACAAAATGTCAGGCTGGATCGTGGAGCTGTATACGGAGCGCGATCAACTGTGGGAAGAGCAGCAGCGGATCGAGGAAGTTTTGCTGGCGAATTTTACGCCGTATGCGAAATTCGAGGCGTGGATCGAGTCGGAACGGATGTTCCAGACTATGTATACTTTTACAATGATTGGAGGATAAAAAAGATGGCAGAAAATAAAGTCACTTTTGGGCTGTCCGGGCTACATATCGCTTTTCAGACGGGCACCGATGACGCCCCTGCTTGGGGTGCGCCGATAGAGTGGCCGGGGGCGATCTCGATGTCCCAGGCACCGGCAGGGGCCAGCAACATCTTATACGCTGACAATATTCCATATTATGTCAGTGAGAGCAACAACGGATACACAAGCACCCTGACAGTGGCCACGATCCCAAGAAAAATAGAAGAAATGATTTGGGGGCTTAAGCGTGACGCTTCCGGGCTTGTGATAGAGTTTGCGGATGTCGAGCCGCCGGAATTTGCGCTGCTGGCGCAGACCGAGGGCGACACTACCCCGATCCGGCTGGTCTACTATAGATGCAAGGCGTCGAGGGCGACAGAGGACTTTGAGACCAAGGGAGAAAATATCGTGCCGAAGACCAAGGGCATCAATATCACGGTGACGCCCCTGCTGATACCTATCGGATCGGATCGCCGTCCGATCAACAAAGCCAAGATTTTTAAGACCGACGCTACAGGCACCGCTTGGGAGGATTTTATATCTGATGTCGTGTTGCCTACTAGCCTAGTGCCATAGGAGGGATCGGGTGTTTACGATCAATGTTGATGGAAAAAACAGGAATTTCAAGGCTTCTCCGATGGGCCTGCTTTTATACCGGCAGGAGTTCGACGCAGACTTGATAACGGACTTTTCAAAAATTGTAGATAACCAGATTTTGGATATGCTGGCGGTATATAAGATCCTATGGGCTATGGAAAAAACAGCCAATCTGGCCGATGACGCATTTCCGGGGTTCACGGCATGGCTGGCCAGCTTCGACTTGGGGATCGATCTGACTGATAAAAAAGTGTTTGGGGCTTTCGCGGAGGAAGCCTCTAGGGGCTTTCTTGGTACGTCAAAAATTCCAGGATCAGGGAAAGTCAAAGGGGCTAAGCAACAGCCTTGATCTGGAGATACTGGCCGTAGGCAAGCGGATCGGCCTGTCATTTTTTGAGATCAACATGTTGACCTGCCAGGATCTGCTAGACTTTGCATGCTGTTTTTACGGCGATAAGGATGAGGGCGGCGATCAAAAGATCAGCACGCCCGCCGAAGTAGAGGCTTTTTTCCGGGGAGGTGGTTAAGTGGCGCTAGGGAAAAATATCAAAGGGGTCGCCATCGAGATCGGGGCGGACACTACCAAGCTTGGCGAGGAGCTTAAAAAGGCCACGACGGCCAGTAAGGATCTGGAAAAAGAGTTAAAAGCCGTCGAGAAGGGGCTTAAGCTGGATCCCAAGAATACCGAGCTTGTGGCCCAGAAACAGAAAGTTTTAACTGAGGCTGTGGCGGCCACAAAGGACAAGCTTAATGCCCTCGAAGCTGCATCGGCGCAAGTAAATGAGCAGTTTAAAAAAGGCGACATAACGGAAGCCCAGTACCGGGCTTTCCAACGGGAAATTGAAGAGACTAAAAACCGGCTTGCCGGGCTTGAAAAAGCCCTGGCCGACGTGAACAACCCCCTGCGAGAGCTGGGGGAGAACATGCAGCGGGCCGGAGATAAGATGGTAGGCGTCGGAAAAGATCTATCCATGAAGGTGACCGCGCCTATAACCGCCGTCGGTGCCCTGGCCGTTAAGACCGGGGCGGACTACGACAAGGCCATGTCTGCGATACAGGCCAAATCGCAGTATACCGCCGATGACATGGATCGCCTAGGCGACGGCATCCGGGGCGTGGCCAGGGAGATGGGCGTAAGCGTCGTTGACCTGGCACAAAATACCAATATGCTGATCGACTCATCTGTAGACGCTGCCCTGGTCATCGAGCAGATGACGCACGGCGTCAATCTGGCCGTTGGGACGCAGACGGACTTGGCCACGGTTTTTGATTTTTCTTCCAGCGCAATGAAAACATTTGGTTTGGAAGCCGACAAGACGCAAGAGGTCATGGACTCTTTTGCAGCAGCGGCGAGTAAGGGCAACGCCACGCTAGAAGATTTGGCCGGATCGTATACAACGGCAGCGGGGGCGGCAAACAACGCGGGCCTGTCTATCCACGATACCAACGCCTTTTTGATCCATATGGCAGAGGCCGGCGCCACTGGGACGCGGGCCGGGACTGAGTTAAACGCAGTCTTAGGCGCGATGGCCCCCACCTCAGGGAAAGCCGCCAAGGAGTTTGAGCGCCTGAATATCGAGCTTTACGATGCAGGGCAGCGGCGGGATACTTTTGAGGTGATGCGTGAGCTAGAAGCGGCGTTGGCCGGTATGGATGATGAGGCGCGGCGAGCCACAGAGGCCATGATTTTTGGGGAGGTGGCGCAACGGGGATGGAATAGGCTGATGACCGAGGGGATCGATGAGATTGCCGCGCTCAGCGCTGAGCTTGCGGGCGCGTCGGATGCCTACGACGGGATCGGCGTGGCCGCAGGGATGGCCCAGGTGCAGCAAGACAATTTCGCCGGCCAAAGCGCAAAATTAAAAGCGGCATTTACAGAAATTGGGCTAGTCATAGCTGAAAAACTGACGCCTTTTTTGGCCAGCCTCACCGAGAGCGTTACAAAGATCGCAAATAAATTTGCCGATATGCATCCGGCCATGGTAACCGTAGTCGTTGCGCTGGCCGCAGTGGCGGCGGCGATAGGGCCCCTGCTGGTCGTGATCGGTACGCTGATCAAGTCGGTGGGGACGATACTGACGATCCTGCCCAAGGTGACGGCGGCTTTTGGCCTCCTGCTGACGCCGATGGGCGCGGTAGTCATAGCGGCTGCGGCGGTGGCAGCGGCGGCCTACCTGATATACACGAACTGGGACGCAATTAAAGAATTTTTTGTCAATCTCTGGAACAGCGTCAAGGAGATTTTTAGCAACGCCGTCGAGGCGATCACGGGATTCGTCCGGGACTGGGGCCCTAAGATCCTAGCGGCGCTGACCGGGCCGTTCGGTCTGGTGATCCTATTCGTTGTCAAAAATTGGGATGAGATCAAGGAAAAGACCCTGGCCGCGTGGAACGCCATCACCGAGGCGGTGGCGGGCGCGGTGGGGGCGCTGAAAGACGCTATTGTAAGCAAATTCCAGGCAATCGTTGACTTTTTTGTGGACATCTGGGACGCAATTAAAAGCGTGTTTGAGTCCGCACAGGCCGCGATCATAGAGCTGACCGGGGGGCACCTTGGATCGGTACGGGAGATCACAGTTGCAGCATGGGACGCGATCCGGGGCTGGCTCGCCGGGCTGTGGGAGGATCTGAAAAGACAGGTTGCGGACGCGTGGAACCAGATCCTGGGGACGTTGGGCGATGTGCTGACGCTGATCAGGGGCAAATTTGAAGAAACGGTCAACCTTGCCAAATCCTGGGGATCGAACCTGATTAACAATTTTATCCAGGGGATCAAGGACGGCTTTGATCGGCTGCGCAACGCGGTATCTGACGCGGTCGGTATAGTCGGCGACTTCATGGGCTTTAGATCGCCCACGAAAGAGGGCCCGGGCCGGCAATCTGACCAATGGGCCCCAAATTTTATGAAAATGTTTTCTCAAGGCATCCTTGATAATATAGATCTGATCAGGGACGCGGTATCAGAGGCCGCAGGAAGCCTTGAGATCACTCCTTCGTCTACTCAAAACATAAGCAATATGGGCGGCAACACGATCAACATCACCGTTCAAGACGGCGAGGATCTGCTCAGGACGCTGCAAAGGATGGGGATCCGTATATGAGCAAAAACCAGCTGCTGATCGCAGGTATAGACTACTGGCACCAGCTAGAGCGCGGGATGATCACCATAGACCGGCAGCTTACGCACGTGGCCGATCAGTGCAGATTCAGCCTGATCGATCACAAGCCGGCGGAAGGGGAAGAAGTGATCGTGAGACACGCCGATCAAGGGATCCTTTTCGGCGGCGTAGTGGTAAAATCCGTGCTGGCCAAGCGGTCTGCCGACGGGCGCAAGCCGATCTATGACGTGGACTGCGACGACTACACGACGATCCTAGACGGGAAGCTGGTAGTCGAGACGTACACTGACATGTCTGCATCTGACATTTTCCTGGATATAGTAGATAAGTATATAACTGGGTTTACTACTTCCGGCGTGGTCATGGGTGCGCCGGTGATCGAGAATACGGGCCAGGATCTGGCCTATGTCCGGCCATCCGAGGCTTTTAAGTACTTGTGCGACTACGTGGGATGGGAGTGGGAACCCACATATACCAAGGATCTCAGGTTTTTCCGGGCCGAGGATCTCCACACGCCCGCGCCTATGGAGCTTGTAGACGGGGCGCAATTTGAGTTGGGAAAGCACACCGTCGATGTGAACGGCCTGCGTAACCGGGTGTATGTCTTGGGCGGTACGCTCTTGAGCGATCCGCAGGAGGTGGCATGGCTGGCCGACGGCGTGGCCAGGACGTGGGTGCTGCCTTGGGGCCCGCATGAGATCCGACTGTATGTTTTTGGGTTTTTGCAAAGCGTGGGGATTGAAAACATTCACGATGAAAACAATTTTGATTTTATGATGTCATTTACAGAAAAATACATAAGGTGCAGCCATCATACGCCGACGCCCCACGCGGGGGCGCAGATCAGCTTGATCGCCCGGCAGGATGTGCCAGTAGTGACCGTTTTTGAGGATCTCACCTCACAGGCGGCGGTTGCGGCGATCCAAGGTGGAGATGGCGTCTACGAGCATGTGATCATCGATCCGCAGCTGGTGACGGTGCAGGCCGCCGAGGCGGTAGGCCAAGCGGATCTTGGCCTCCACGCCAATCCGCGTGTGAGCGGCGATTTTACCACAGCCACACATGGATGGTATCCGGGGCAGATCGTCAGGATCGACTTGCCCCACCGGGGGATCGCCGATACGGCGTTTATGGTGCAACGGGCGAAGCTGTCCAGGATAGGCGGCGATCCTACGCCTGACCGTGTCCGCTGGATCTATCAGGTCACCTATGGCGGCAGGCTCCTTGGCCTGGCCGACTTTTTGCGGTCGCTGGTATCGCGGCAGCAGCGGGATCGCGGCGAGGAGACCAACATTATCCAGAAAATGGTATTCAGCGACGATCAGATCCCTATCAAAGACGATGCGGAGATCACACCGGATCTGCTGCCTTTCCGCTACACCGAGCCGCGATCCACGTGGGGCCGCGTCGTGCTGTGGTCGCTGCCTACTGTGGGCGGCCTGTCGGTCGGAGAGTCTTTCACCGTCCCGATCGGCGGCGTCCCATGGGAATTTCTGGTAGTTCACAAGGGAAGCCCTGGGGCGGCATATGGGGACGGCTTCGGCGGCGGTGCCGTCGTGGCCATGTCCCGGCATCTGTACGCTAGCCGGCAGTGGCAGGTACCCGCGGGCAGTAGCTACAGGGACAGCGCGATCCACGGCTGGCTCAACGGCGCGTATATGGATCTGATCGATCCTGAGATCCGGCGCGGCATCCGGCAGGTACAGATCCCCTATGCGCTGGGGACGGCGGCGCAAGTGGGGGGATCCGGTCTGCAGACCAGGGTCTTTTTGCCGTCCATATCCGAGCTTGGACGCAATTTTTCGGCCACCGTGATCCCGATACTTGGTTCCAAGCTGGACTACTTCGATGAGCTGGCCACGTCGCCGCGCCGGACGGCGCTGCTGTCCGGCGCGTTAACCGACTGGTGGACTCGATCATCTCATGCGACGCTGACGGAGGCCGTGCACGTGACAGGTGTCGGCGGCGCGACGTGGACGACTACCGAGCAATACCGGGGGATCCGGCCGGCTTTTGTACTGGATCCCAAGACGCACATACAGGAGGGCTAAAATGGCAGAATGTGTAAAGTTTAAAGCGGACTGGATCCTGATCTATCCTGACGTCATACTGGGGCCTTTCGAAAACGCCATCACGCCGGAGGGCTTCGGCTTGGTGGCAAGCCAGATCGCGGCGGCGCCCGCGCCATGGCTTGCGTTGGGGAGCGACATGACTACAAGTTTTGTTTTGGGCGAAACATTCCGGGTGCCGGTGTCCATCGTGACGCAGGACGGCAACGTAGTCCGCTTCCGTACTCAGCTGACCCCGGCCCAGGCCAACGGGGATCATCAGAAGCTGTCCATCTTTTTAGGCGGGACGGCCACGCCTGGGAGCGGGATCATGCTCAATCAGCTGAGGCAGCCTTTTTCTAAGGCCAGCAACCAGATTTTGACAGTGGAATGCCGAATTTATATCGTGAGCGGGTGATAAGATGTCAATAAATGCCTATAGGGACGGACAAGTCATCAGCGCCGACAGTATGAACCAGATCTTACAGATGCAGGATTTTATAATCCTGCGGGAAGGGTCGTTGTTGCGCAACTCATCGCCTACCGTCGGCGCGTATCTGAGATCAGACCAATTTTCATATGTCATGCCTTTCCAGATCGCGAGCACCCGGTTAGACCGGGTCAACCTGGACGTATACAGGACGGGGATCCCAGGCGATCTGAAAGTGCAGATCCGGCGCGGGATGAATAGCCCGCCGACGGCGACGGGCACCGTGATAGCGGAAAGGGTCATACCGTGGGAGTGGGTACCGGACACACGTGATGCTAGCTGGTGGTTATCGATACCGCTAGGCATACGGACGGGGATCACGAGCAACGAACAGCTGTTCTTATGCCTGGATCGTGTAGGGACGTCGGCGGCGTACTTTAATTTTGCAGGATTTACAGCATTTAACAGCTCATTCCCCACGTATCAGGCGGCGATCCAGCTGGGGCAGACAGGGACGTGGGCGCAAGCCAGGCAGATCCGGCATCAGTTTTTGGCCGGGGACACCGGGATGGTGCGGGGGTCGATCATCGGCGGCAACGGGATCAGTCAGATCGACTATGGAGCAAACGGCGTGTCGCATGTGCGGGAGTACTTGCCGCCGGCCGACGATCCCAGCGGCGGGATCAGGAGCGTGCTGACGGTAGACTATATATCAGGGATCATGACAGGGGGTCGGACGTAATGCAGGCGCTTTTAAATCTTTTGATCGGATTGGTTGAGTGGGCAGTGGGCACCAGGACGGACGCGGCCAGCTCCACGGGATCGGCGATATCCCAGATCAAGGAGCTGAGATCGCATGTGGTCGATCATCTATACCGCCGGGTGGTCAACCTTAGATCGAGTGTGGACGTGCCGGGCAACTGGCCCGGCCCTGCCGGTGCCCTCAGGACGCACACTTTTACGGGCTTGCCTAGGGGCGAGCTGCTACGCGCCGACTTTTTCACTCCTAACGGGCTGGGATCTACTGGGTACCCAGCCACTGCCGGGCTAGTGAACAGCAACATCACTTTTATGAGCGCAGGGCAGTCGGTGACTATCTCAATGGACACTTTTACCATGGCCAGCGTGGTAATACCGACTAGTGATGTGTATTTCCCCATAGCCATCTTCCCGGCGGGGGTGCCTTTTGACGGTGGCGACGTGATATTGTCCAGCTTTGTGACTTCCTCTTTTTCCCCAGGCCGGATGCTGGCCCGGCTGATCTATCGCGCAAACTAAAAATTTGTTGACATTTTGTAAAATTTAGTATATCCTGTAGTAAAAAGGGGGCGGCGCGGTGGATCCAGTAGCAGATGCCGGAATTTTTGAAAAGATCGTATCTTTTACGCTATCGCTGGAATTAATTGGCATCGTGGCCATGGGGCTATATTTCCGCTGGCTGCACCAGCGGCTTGAGTTCCGGTACAAGCAGGATGAGCTTCGGATCGCCTGCCAGGAGGAAAAAGCTGGGGAGCGTGAGCTAGAGAGCATCCTAGCGATCAAGTGCCTCCTGCGGATCGCCGACTTGTCAGCGGTCACGGCGAAACTGCTTAAGGAAGAAAATGTCAATGGGGATCTTGACAGCGCCGTGGCCAAAGTGGCCGGCATGAAAGAGGCATATCGGCAGCTGTTGCGGCTGAAAGGATTGGAAGGGATGGAAGAATTTGAAGATAATTGAAACTAATTTTGCGTTTAAATCTTTAGCCCCTCTCGGCCAGGTTACCGACATCGTGATCCATCACGTGGCGGGGCAGTCCACGGCGGCGGCGATCCATCAGCAGCATCTAGGACAAGGCTGGGCCGGCATAGGGTATCATTTTTTCGTAGACGACGCCGGGCAGATCTTCCGGGGCCGGCCATTAAACGCCTTAGGGGCGCACGTGCTCAGCCAAAACGCCGGCAAGATCGGCGTATGCCTCAACGGCAATCTCGAGGTGAGGCGGCCTACGGACGCACAGATCGGATCGCTGATCTGGCTCCTTGGGGTGCTCCGGCAGTGGCACCCAAAGGCCAAGGTTCGGGGCCACAAGGAATTCATGGCCACCAACTGCCCAGGAAAATTTGTCAGTATCCAGGAGATCTTGAAGATGATGGAGGGAGAGGAATTGAGATACAACAGAGTAGATGAGATCCCAGCGGGGGATCTCAGGAATACGATCCAGAAGCTGATCGGTATGGGAATTTTAAGGGGCAACGAAAAAGGAGATCTGGATCTGTCCATGGACATGATACGGATACTGGTAATCAATGACAGGGCTGGCACGTATGACGGCGCGGCGAAAGCGGTCGGCTGATCCCCACGCCGGAAGCGGCGTTAACCGGGAGGTTGAAAAAATGGATGTCAAAAAGTGGTATCACTCAGGGACGATCCAGGGGGCGCTTCTGATCCTGGCACTGGCCGGGCTAAAGATGTCCGGGGTCACAGTGGATGAGATGGGCCAGATCTACGACTACCTGCTAGACATAGGACAGGCGGCGGCAGGCGTATGGGTCATCATCTCGAGGATAACGGCCAGGACGCGGCTGGAGTAAGATGACGGTCGCAAGGCGGATCCTGCTTATCGCCGCAGGGCTTTGCGGGGCGGTGCTGATAGGGTCGTATACAGCTACATATCTAGGCTACACGGGCACACTGATCGGGGCGCAGCATCCTGATGTGTGCCCCTTTTTACAGGTGCCGATAGAGCATCTAATATTTATGGTTAATTTTTTCTTATTTTCCAGTTTTGTACTGGACATATATGACAGGCGGATCCTGCGGGCCGTCCTGCCATATGCCGCGATACATATCGGCGCATGGATCGTGACGCCGGTCGGAGGCTACATGTATCTGACTGCGGCGATCCCCGTGCTGTACCTGGTCTGCTGGCTCCTGTACCTGCAGGATCTGCGGCGCGGGATGCTCCGGCTTTTATCGCTGGGCTGTTTTCTCGTGTCTTATCAGTACATATCCCTGATCGTCAAAACCGGCTGTTTTGCCTGGACTTATAACCATGTTGGATTTTATGCGGAGCTTATCATAGCTATTGACCTGCTCATATTTACCGCAATTTTTTATTGCTTAGGAGGTGAGAGGAAACATGAAAAAATATGCGCCGATCAGCTTGTTCTTTTTCCCGGAAAAATCGGCAGTGCTAAGGAAAGTGCTGAGGATACTAGGCTTGTAGAGAGTTTCCGGGCAATAGCCGGTTATAAAAAAGCCCTTGCGGTGCTGCTCCTATTCGGCTTCCAGATCATGCAGTGGCTATTTATTCTTATGGTATGCTACATAGGCAGCGTATTCATCGAGGGTGTTTTAATAACACTTTCCTATGTGGCCTTTGGGATCGTGATAAAAAGGCGGGTACATACCAGCGTGATACTTTGTACAGTCATCAGCAGCATAATGTTTTATGCGGCAGCACGGGCGATCCCTCCTTTTGGGCATAGCCAGTTTCTGCCCGTGCTGGTGGGCCTGCTCCTGATATATGCGATGTACCGGGCGGCGATCCATGGGGATCATGACTTTGTCCTGGAGCGGTTTTGTGACCGCGCCCGGATGGTGGAGATTGCCACGGCCAGGGGCCTGACGCCCTTTGAGATCGATCTCCTGGATTACAAATTTTGTAAGGGCTACACCCAGGCGCAACTAGAGGCCCGGTTTGCCGGGTGGAGCCTATCGAGTATCAAGCGGATGATCAAGGCCGCCAAAAATAAATTCGAAAATTAACAAAAAAAACTTTACAAAATGCTTTACTTTTTATCCGACATATAGTATACTATAGGTAGGGGAGAGGATAACCCTGGCAGGAAAAAAAACCTAGGAGGTAACAAAAATGAAATTGGAAAATTTGAACACCTGGACTAAAGAAGAGCTAGAAGCCGCAAAGCTGGCCATAGCTGCCGAACTGCAGGCCCGGATCGACACTACAAAGATAATCGTCAGTATGCCCACTGAGGGCGACAGCCGCCGCAAGATATGGACTAAGCGCATTACCGGCGTAGACCAGACACAGACTACGGGCTACTGTTTCCAAGGAAATTTTGTAAAGGCAGGGAAACAGGAATTGCCGCTGGGGGCCGTCATCCTGCACTGGTACACCGAGGGGAGCCAGAAAAATCATGACTGCATCGCCAAGGTGTACCGGGTGACCGCTGACGGTCTAGAGGATACGGGCATCATGTCCAAGCGGGACAACAGGGAGACCGGCGGCTGGGCGCTGGATATCCGGGACAAAGTGGCAGAACTTTTCTAAATTTTTTAGAAAAAACTTTACAAAATGCTTTACTTCGCCCCTCACCTATGGTACAATATAGGTGAGGGGAAACATAAAAAAAACATAGGAGGTAACAAAAAATGGAAAACACATGGAGAGAGATTTTAAAGGCGAACTGGGGCAGCGTGGAAGAGGCTTGCAAGGAAGCATATTTTGAAGCGGCGCTAGGTGGACTCAGCGGCTGGGCACATAAAGTAGTATTGGAGCCGGACGGAAAAGTCAGCTGCCGGTACATGGACTCCGGATCAAGCCCAGAATACGGCATCGTAGTATACACCCAGGCTTGCGGGGCGCACATAAAGGACTACGGCGCAGGCCTGTATGAAGACGAAGACGGCGAGTACCGGGCCCAGATCGGGACGTGGATGGAAAAAGAATGGGGAGCCGGGCAGCTGACCGAAGAGCAGGTTGAAGAGGCCTGCAGGGACGCGTTAGAAGAGAGCTGGAACGACACAGGCACCGAAGAAATGGAAATACAGATAGAGGCGGCGATCATCTGCGCAGACGGGGAAAAATCACAGGTCTAAAAAACTTGTGATTTTTTCATAAAAAACTTTATAATATGCTTTACTTTCTGATCGATATGCTTTATACTATAGATGAGGGACAAGGTAAAAAATAAGGGGGGTAGCGAAAGAAAGGAGGGGACACATGAGCAAAATTATCGACACAGGAAAAGCCCTGATAGGGCTAGGGGTGGAGGTGATCAAAGTATGTTTGGCAGTTGTCGCTATCGCGGCAATCGTCGGAGTGTTGGTAGTAATTGTAAAAACTATATATTAAAAGGAGGAAGTAAAAATGAATAACTGGGAAAAGATAAGCGGTGAGAACCGCGTACTAGATAGGCTGAGCCTAAATGGATTCGCGAAAATGCTTAACGCCGGCGATACTTGCGCCCTGTGCCCACTAAATAACGAATACGGCGATTACGAGTGCGGCTGCTGCACAGCGCGGATCATCGCGTGGGGGACAGAGCACGCGGAACCGGAGCCGGAGCCGGAGGCTATAGGGTACATCAGGATCCACATACGCCGGATCGTCGAGCGCGGACGGGCAAAAATTGAGGTGGTAAAGATCGAGGTTACCAAAGAGGTAATGAGTGGCTACACGCCCGCGGCGTATGAGCAGTACGCCAAGCGTGTAAAAGCCATACAGGATGACAACGGCGATTGGGGGATCAAGTTTTACGACGCGGACGGGTTCCCGCCGCAGATGCTAAGCTTAAGCGGCGCTACGCGGTTACGTAGGGGCATGAGTCTTAGCCCAGGCGATTTTAGCCGTGTCGACGCCAGGATCAAGCTCGCCATGGAATGCCTGGACAGTGCGATCCAAGACGCCAACGAACTGACCGCTACGTGGCATGGGGAAGAAATAATATCTTATGGAGGAATTAAAGATGAATAATTATCAAAAATATCGCGGTGAGCACCAAATCAAACTGTCTTTGCGCGAATTCGCCCAGATAATGGAAGGTCGCCCAACATGCATAACCTGCCCGGTGACCGGCGGCGAACCGTGCAAGCAGGCGTCTAAATGCCAGGCAATCATTATCAGGTGGGGGATCGCCGAAGCGCCGGAAGCCGAGAGCGGCAGATTGCTGCTCATTTTTGAAAAAGTTGTTGTGGCGGGGGAGCGCCACCGAAAGTTGGTACGGGTGGATGGCCTGAAACAGGTCGACAGCTTCCCCATGGAATACCAGAACTTCCCAGGCAAGATAGATCCAGACCGCGAAGGGATCTGTATGCATGGCTTCGATCACGAAGGTCAAAACTTTTTGACCTGGCAGATCGGGGAGACTTTACCAGAAACTACCTACCAGCGGGCTAAAGAACATATCAGGGCAGCGGTCGTAGCAGCGCGTAAAGCCCGGCAAGCAGAGAAGGAGCTTGCCAAAACCTGGAAAGGAAAAACGTACATTGACGCCCGCCAGGATGGGTTTTTCACAGGACTGGTTGTGGACGATACCGACAGCTGAGGGAAAAAGTGGGTATATGTTTGCTCTCCACTGCGGGGATCCGACATGGATGGCAACATTTCCCGCGCGGCTGAGTACAGCCGCCAAGTGGCCGAAGCGGGGCACGTGCCGATCACGCCCCATCTATATCTGACCAGGTTCTTGGATGATATGGATCCAGATGACCGGGCGCGGGGGATCGCGCTAGGGTTGGAAATGCTTACCAAGTGCGATGAGCTTTGGGTTTTCGGCTCCGTAAGATCTGCCGGAATGGCCGCTGAGATAGAGGCAGCGGAAAAGCGGGGGATCTTGATCCGCATCATGGAGCCCTCAGCATGAAACAGACGTGTAAAACCTGCCGATACCTGAAGCCCATATTGAAGAACAGTAAGCATCTGTGCAGGTACCTATCCAAGCTTGCGGGTTACGCCGTGTGGGTAACGCCTATCAATACCTGCGATGAGTGGACAGGCAGAAAGGAAGTGACTGCGGATGATTAGCATATGGCTACTAAAACTGGGGCTGGCATGTATAGTCTTTTGGATGGCCCTGCTAGTGTATGGCCTGGCCGCATACCGGGGGGTACTGGACACCCAGAACCGCACGATTATGATGCACATACTGTGCATACTGATGGCGCTGGCCGTGCTGTACGCGGCGGGGATCTGGGGCGTATGCCTATGAGCTATGTAGACATACTCGCCACAGCCAAAAAGTACGGCGTGATCTACGCGGATCCGCCTTGGGCCTATGAAAACCGTGCGTCCCAAGGCGCGGCGCACAAGCACTATCCGACTATGGGGCTAGGCGAGCTTACCAGCATACCCATAGACCGGATAGCGGCAGATGACTGCATCCTTTTCTTGTGGGTGACCTGGCCCCAGCTACCGATGGCCAGGCACCTGGCACCGCCGAAATTCGCATACAAAACATGCGGTTTTGTATGGGTGAAGACGGACAAGGCCGGGAAGCCTATCATGGGGCTAGGCAACTATACCAGATCCAACACCGAGATCTGCCTAATTTTTGCCAAAGGCAGGCCCCAGATCCTGGATCACGGGATCAATCAGCTGATATACGCCCAGCGCCGGGCGCACAGTCAGAAGCCGGATGAGGTGCGGGATCTCATATCCCGGCTGTGCGGCGACGTGCCGAAGATAGAGCTTTTTGCGCGGGAACGCGTCCCCGGCTGGGACTGCTGGGGCGACGATCCATTACTTTGATAGGAGGTGGACGGGTACCAGGGCAGCAAAAAAATATAAATTTTTAGGAGGAATTACAAAAAAATGAAAATTACTTTTGAAGTTACCAGCTACGACGCGGCTAAAAAACTGATCGACGCGGCTAAGAAAGCCAAGATCGAGATCACAGCAGACGCCAGCGCCGGAGCGGTGCAAGCGATACCAGCACCAACACCGGAGACGACACCAGCGCCGGAAACGACAGCTGCACCAGAACCAGCGCCGGAAGCGACGGCTGCACCGCAGACCGTCAGCCGCGAAGAGCTACGGGCCTGTATGATGGCGGTCAGGGACACGGCCAACGCCAGATGCGCTGGCACCGGGAACGCCACGATCCAAAAAATCCTTACCTGCGGATTTTCTGGGAATAAGACCTACGGATACCAGAATTCCACGATGATTCCAGAGGATATGATCGATCAAATGTACGGTGAGTTCAAGCGCTATTTTGACGAGCCGATGCCGGAGCAGGGGGCCGCAGACGATGGGCTCATCTAAGGGCCACGCGCTGCTCTCGCCCAGCGGGGCGGAAAAGTGGATCAACTGCCCGCCTAGTGCAAAGCTAGAGGCCAGATTTCCTAGCCGGGGATCGGAGTACGCCGAGGAGGGGACGCTCTATCATGCGCTATGTGCCATGCTCCTACAGATAGAGCATGGCAGCGGGCGCAGATCGCAGGCCTCGAGCCTGGCCACGATCAAGGATAAACCGCTATACAGCGCGGAGATGCAGGAGCACGCTGATGACGCTATCGCTTGGATCAAGGATCGGTATGAGGCATACCAGATCTTGCACGGCCAAGCCAAGATCGCATGGGAGCACAGGGTAGACTTGTCCGCATGGGTGCCCGGCGGGTACGGTACCGCTGATATAGTCATCCAGGCAGGCGATACGTTGGAGATCGTCGATCTAAAGTACGGGGCTGGCGTGCTGGTGCCAGCCGCCAGAAACCCACAGCTGATGTTGTACGCGCTAGGGGCGATGAGCGATCTCACGATCCCGGTGCAGGTGCAGACCGTCATCATGACGATCTACCAGCCGCGCCGGGGGCACATCGACAGCGAGCAGATGGCCGCCGCCGATCTGCTGGCCTGGGCAGACAGCACAGTGCGGCCCGCTGCGGCGCTGGCCGCGCTTGGCAGGGGCGAGCACAAGACCGGCGATCACTGCCGATGGTGCCGCGCCAAAGGCGTCTGCAAGGCCAGGGCAGACGATGCCCTGGGGGCGCTGAGGTATGAGACTGTAGACCCCGCGCTGCTGCCCATGGATGAGCTGGGGGCGCTGATCCATGTCGCCGAGAAACTTGGCAGATGGGCCAAGGACGTCAAGGACTACGCCGACATGATCGCGCTGGAAGGCGCGGAGATCCCCGGCTGGAAGCTCGTGGAGGGCAGATCCAACCGGACGATCACGGACAAAGACGCGGCATACAAGATCCTGCTTGGGCAGGAGAAGGATCGCGGGAAGTTCATCCGGCCCGCCGAACTGCTGGGCCTGACGGCTTTGGAAAAGAATTTTGGAAAAAAAGGCCTGGCCGGGCTGATCGGGGGTCTGATCAAGAAGCCCCAAGGCCGGCCCGTGCTGGTGCCTGACAGCGATCCAAGGGAAAAGCTGGGATCGCCGGAGGAAGCCATGGAAGGAATACCATTTTAAAAGGAAAAGGAGGGCTAAAATGCCTAGAAACCCTGATACTGTAATAACTTTGGAAAACGTTAGAATTTCATACGCCAACATTTTTGAGCCACGAGAGAGCCAAGACGGGGGCCCGGCGAAATATGACTGCACGATCCTGATCCCAAAAAACGATGAGGCCAACCGCGCCAAAATAAAAGCCGCCACGGAGGCGGCCAAGGCCGATGCGTTGGCGGGGGTCTGGACAGGGAAAGCGCCGGCCGAGTATAAAAACCCGCCGGTGAGGGACGGGGACAAGCGCGATACAGATGAGTTAGGGGCGTTTAAAAACGCGCTATACATCAACGCCAAGTCCAAAGACCAGCCGGGGATCTACAGGTACATCGGGAAAAAAGCCGACGGGAAGCCGGACTTTGAGCCAATCGACGATCCAACGGTCGTATACTCTGGCTGCTACTGCCATGTCAACGTGACCTGCTTTCCCTACAACCATGAAAAAGGAGGCAAGGGCCTTGCCTGGGCGCTGAATCTCCTGGTCAAGACGCAAGATGGGGAGGCATTTGCCCAAAAGGCTGACGTCGGGAGAGCGATGGAGGGGATCGATTTTGACGGCGTCCTTGCCGACGCCATGGACGATCTGATATAAAAAAAACTGAGCTGGTGCCTGGCAATGCCCAGGCACCGGCAAGAAAAGGAGGGGTCATCTTGTCTGATCAGGCTTATGCGGATACAGTTAAAGATTTACAAAAGTCGCTCCTTGCCGACAATATCAATCACCCGTCGCACTATACCAGGGGCGGGATCGAGACTATATCTTTTATCGAGGCCAAGGGGTTGAATTACCATTTGGGTAATGTGGTAAAATATGTAACGCGGGCCGGATACAAGGAGGGATCCGACTATACGGACGATCTGGAAAAAGCGGCCTGGTACCTGTACCGGGAGATAGACCGGGCCAAAAAGCCATGAGGACGCTCCATGTAGATATAGAAACGTTTTCCAGCGTAGACCTCCTAAATGCGGGAGCTTATGCATACGCCGAAAGCCCAGATTTTGACATCCTGCTTTTTGGCTATGCCTGGGGCGATCAGCCGGTGCAGGTGATCGATCTGACAGCTGAGACGCTACCCGTGTCTGTACTGTGGGCGCTGACCGATCCTAACGTGGTCAAAATCGCCCATAACGCAAATTTTGAACGCGTCTGCTTGGCCGCATACCTAAGGCGCGATATGCCGCCGGAGCAGTGGAGATGCACAGCAGCAAAAGCCCGATACAATGGGCTTCCGGGATCGCTGGAAAAAGCGGCCATCGTGGCCGGGCTGCGGGAGCAAAAGGATCCCAAGGGCGAGACCCTGATCCAATATTTTTCCAAGCCGTGCAAGCCTACCAAGGCCAATGGCGGCAGGACGCGCAACCGGCCTTTGGACGCGCCGGGTAAGTGGCTAGATTATATCGAGTACTGCCGGCAGGACGTAGACGTAGAGAGGGCGCTAGACCGGCAGCTGCTGGATCTGCCTGAGAAGGAGCAGCGGATCTGGGAGATCGATCAAGAGATCAACGACGGGGGGATCCGCGTGGATAGCGTTTTCTACCGGGCTGCCCTCTCCATAGGGGGCGACGCCGCACAAGAAGTCATGGATGAGATCCGGGACATTGCCGGGGTCGAGAATCCGAACAGCGGCGCACAGATCAAGGAGTGGCTACGATCCCAAGCGCCCTCTAGTGCGGAGTTTTTGGCCACGCTGGCCGAGGGGCTTAAAAAAGATACGCGGCCGGCGCTTATGGAGCTTGCTCCTACCGATGAGATCGGGCAGGTACTGCGGCTGGAAGCACAGCTAGCCAAAACCTCGATCACTAAGTATGCCAGGATGGAGGCCATGCAGACCAGCGGTGGGCGGCTGCATGGACTGATCCAGTACTACGGTGCCAGCAGGACAGGCCGATGGGCGGGACGCGGCGCACAGGTGCACAACCTGCCCAGGAATTACCTGAAAGATCTGGCAGAATCCAGGGAAGCGGTGCTTACCGGCGATCACGCGCTGGCGCGGCTGCTGTGGGGCGATCAGGTGCCCGATACCCTCAGCCAGCTGGTGCGCACGGCTTTCATACCAGCAGAAGGGCAAAAATTCATCGTGTCTGACTTTTCTAGTATAGAAGCCAGAGTCCTGGCCTGGCTGGCCGATGAGTCTTGGGCGCTGGAGGTGTTCCGGGGCGACGGGAGGATATACGAGCGCACGGCGGCGACGATGTTCAGGGTGCCGGAGGGCACCGTTGTAAAAGGGCATGAAAATTATAAGCTGCGCCAACACGGGAAGGTGGCGGTGCTGGGGCTGGGGTACGCCATGGGCTGGCCGCGCCTACAGGAAATGGCCAAAAAAGATTACAGTCTTATCCTCACAGACGCAGAGGCGCAACGCACGGTCAAGCTGTGGCGCGGCGCAAATAAAAAGATCATACGTTTTTGGCGTGAATGCGAGGCCGCGGCCATCGAGGCCGTGGAGACGGGGATCTCGGTGATCCTGGACAAAGGCCTAGTCTTTAGGCTTGGCCGGGACAACCGGCTTTGGATCACGCTGCCCGCAGGGCGGGCGCTGTGCTACGTGGATCCCAAGATCCAGCACGATCCGAGGCACAGCAAGGACACGCTGACCTACTACGACGGGAGCAAGCAGGCCAGGGATCGCACATACGGCGGCAAGCTGGCCGAGAACATCACCCAGGCCGTGGCCAGGGACTGCCTGGCAGAGAGCATGATCAGGCTCCACCGGGCCGGGTACAGGATCGTCATGCATGTACATGATGAGGTGGTGCTAGAGGTGCCGGAGGGCGAGGATCATTTGAAAAATGTGGAATTTATGATGTCCCAGCCGATCAGCTGGGCACCAGGCCTGGCGCTTGGCGCGGCAGGGTTCGAGTGCAAGTTTTACAGGAAAGATTAAAGGAGGGCGAGGCGTGAAGCTAGTTCCGGCGAGAATGACCAGTAAAAAAGACGTAAAAATATCGATCATCATAAACGGTTCAGAGATCGTAACTTTTAAAGGCGAAGCCTTTGACTGTGCGGCCCTGCATCCTATGACCAGTGAAAACGGTACTGACATAGAGATCCAGCTCACGCGCTACGCGGGCGCTGGCGCTGGTGGCAACTTTGTTTTTAGTACGCGATCAGCAGAAAAAGGACAGGAATCGGACTGATGGATACTATCTTGACTTTAGGCAGCCTTTTCAGCGGGATCGGCGCTTTCGAGTTGGCCGCTGTGCGGGCAGGGATCAAGCCCGTATGGGCATCGGAAATTGAAAAGGCCCCGATCTCGATCCACGCGGGGCATTTCCCGGACATGATCCAGCTGGGGGACATCACCCAGATCGACGGGGGCAGGATCGAGCCGGTGGACATCATCACCTTCGGCTCGCCCTGCCAGGATCTATCCGTGGCCAGCGGTAACCGGGCCGGGCTGTCCGGCAGCAAGTCCCAGCTTTTCCGGGAGGCGATCCGGGTGATCTCGGAGATGCGGTCGGCCACGGGCGACAGGCCGAGATACATCATCTGGGAGAACGTCCTAGGGGCTTTCTCGAGCCCGCCAGGAGACAAGGGGGCGGATTTCAAGGAGGTATTGGAACAAATTGTCAAAATCAAAGAGGCCTACGTATCAATTCCTAGACCTGACAGATGGGGCCGCACAGGGTCAATCGTGGGAGCAGATCTATCCGTCGCCTGGCGGGTACTGGACGCCCAGCATTGGGGCGTTCCCCAGCGTCGGGAGCGCATCTTCCTTGTCGGAGATTTTGGAGGCCGACGCGCCGAGGAAATACTTTTTAAGCCGGAGAGCATGTCTAAGTATTTTACGCAGGGCGAGGGGGCGCGGAAAGCTGTTGCCGCCGCCGCTGCGGCAAGCGCTGGTGACGCAGGCGCGTTGGGGTTTTACGTGCTGCGGGCCGCCAGATCGAACAGCATGCGTTCGCCCGATCCTGGGTCGATCTGCGCCCCTATCGACGTGGCCCCAGTGCTGACGTGCGAGGCGCAACGGCCAGAGGGCACCCACGGCGGGGCCTTGGTGCTGCTGGGATCATATGATGCCCGCGGCCACAGGATGCATGCTGACCCTGAGACAGCGCCTACTATACTATCAGGGCAGTCAGGCGGTGCCCCAGGTCTCAGCACGATCAAGCCGATCCTGTGCGGGTACCGACGGACAAAAAGCGCGATCATGGAGGATCTATCCCCGACGCTGATGGGGTCGCTCGGGTCGCCTATCATAGCGGGCACGCTGCTCGGATCCGGGGCGGGGACAGCCAGACCGGGGGGGCCCGCCAGCGAAACGGATCTGCTGGTGTGGGATCATGCATATGTCCGGCGGCTGACGCCGTTGGAGTGCGAGAGGCTGATGGGGTTCCCGGACTACTGGACTCTTTACGGGCGCGATCTGGGGATGATCGCTGATACGCCGCGATACAAGGCGCTGGGCAACTCGATATGCCTGCCCTGCGTCGAGTATATATTACAAAATATGGCAGAAGAAGAGGTGTAGAGATGGAGAAAGGATCGTTTTACATCAGGCTTATCGGCGGCGAGCGCACAAGCGACGCGCAGCAAGTACGCGGGTACGCTACGGACGATGGGATCGGCCTGCACAGGACAGGCATGCACTGGACGGCTACCCATCTAGCTACCGGCCTGCAACTATGCGCCGCCAGCACGAAAAAAGACGCGCTACAAAGGGCGCGTGAAGTGCTAGACGGAAAATTAGCTAGGGATTGGCTAGCACGGGTAGTCGCCACCGCCGGGCACGCCGATTTTTTGGCAGACGCGGATCGGCTAGAGGCCGGGGACAAGGAGGGATAGAGAGATGCGAGACGGGATATTGGCCCTGCACGAGATCCGGGCAGACCAGCGGGCCGCCGCGTCTGCCCTGCGGGGGCACAGGATACGCACGGCCAGGGAGGCCAGGGGGCTGACGCAGGAGCAGCTAGGGCTAGCGATGGGGTACACCACAGGATCGGCGATCAGCCAGATCGAGCGCGGGGCGCGGAACCCCAAGCTGGAGACGCTGCGGCGGCTGGCCGTGGTGCTGATGATCGATCTGCGCGAGCTGATCGACGTATGACGCAGACACGAGAATATCTAAAATTCCTGCAGGGCTTGCCCTTGCGCCACAAAATATCCTTTTCTTTGGGCCTGATCAAGGAGTTCCAACAGGCCATGCAGGAGCAGGGCAAAGGGATCCAGGTGAGCTATAGCGGCGGGAAAGACTCTACTGTGCTGCTTGACCTGGTCAGGCGGGTATCACCTGATACGGCAGCGATCTTTGCGGACACCGGGCTGGAATACCCGGAGATCCGCCGGTTCGCGCTGGGCACACCCAACACATGCCGGGTGCGGCCCGCAGGGAAAGACGGGAAAAGGCTCACTTTCCCCCAAGTCGTGAAGGAGCATGGATGGTGCTACCCGAGCAAAGATATAGCGGAGATCGTGGACGCCGCAAGAAGGGGCCGGCCGTGGGCGCTGCTGCGGTTAAAAGGTCTGAGTGCCGACGGGACGCCGAGCAATTGGCGAAAACGTTACAAAAAATGGGCGTTCCTCGTGGATCTGCCCATCAAGATCTCAGACAAATGTTGCTACTGGATCAAAGAACGGCCCTTGGCCATGTACGCCCGCACGACTAAAACCGCGCCGATAGTAGGCACGATGGCCGCAGAAAGCCAAAGGAGGACGCAAGCCTGGCTCAGAAACGACGGCTGCAACACCTACGCCGGGAGACGCCAGGCCAGCAAACCGCTATCTTTTTGGACGGAGCAAGACATCCTGCGCTACCTGCGGGATTACGGGATCAGCTATTGCAAGGATATCTACGGCGATATAGTGGAGGATCCAGATTCAGGGAAACTGATGACCACGGGCGCGGATCGTACGGGGTGCATGTTCTGCCCAATCGCGGCCTACCTCAACGGGGGCGCGAAATTCCGCAGGATGGCCGCAAGCCATCCTAAGCTATACCAGTATGTGATGTACCAGCTAAAGCTCCATGAGCTATTTGACGCGGCGGGGGTGGAGTATCTCATATGACCGATCAGCTCGTCATATCCACGGGAAAAAGCAGATCTGACACAAAATGGCGGCCCCAGTATCTTACTTGGGAGGAATTCACCGACAGGCTCAAAAAGCCGCGCCGGACGGCAGAGACCGTCAGCCAGTATTGGCAGTCGCCGGACAAGGACAGGGGCAGGATCAAGGACGGGCCAGGCTTCGTTGCCGGCTTCGTGCGTGACGGACGCCGGAAAAGGCAGAATATCGACTCACGATCCATGGTGACGCTGGACGCCGACAGCGCCGGCCCCGGCTTCCTCGACAGCGCGGCGCTGGCCCTGGCCGGGGCAGCCTACGCCATCTACTCCACGCACAGCCACAGGCCAGGCAGCGCCGCCGGAAAATACCGGCTGATCGTCCCGCTGGATCGTGAGGCCACGCCGGACGAATACGCCGCGATCAGCCGGAGGATCGCGGCAGAAGTGGGGATGGAGAATTTCGACAGAACCACTTTCGAGGCGCACAGGCTGATGTACTTCCCCAGCTGCAGCAAGGACGCCGATCCTGTCTATATAGAGGGGCGGGGGGATCCGCTCAGCGCGGATCTGGTACTGGGGTCATATGCCGATTGGCACGACGTCGGCCAGTGGCCGCGCCACGGGCAGGAGCGGCAGATCAAGGCGGCCTCGGGGCCCGCTGCCGATCCAGCGTCCAAGCAGGGCGTTGTAGGGCTATTCTGCAGGGCCTACGGGATAGAGGAGGGTATTGACACGTTCCTGGCCGAGGTGTACGCCCCTGGGGGCATCCAAGGGCGCTACAGCTACACAGGGGGAGAGTCGGTCAATGGCCTGCAGGTCTGGCCTGACCAGGGGCTGGCATACAGCCATCAGGACAGCGATCCGGCGGCGACAGGCCACGCATATAATATTTTTGACCTGGTGCGCGTCCACAAGTTCGGCGCGATGGATGAAAATGTCAAAGCGTTGGAGGGCGCTAAACTGCCGAGCTACCTGGCCATGAGGGCATGGGCGGCGGATCTGCCGGAGGTGAAGCGGCTCAGGCTGGCCGAGCTGGAGGCGGATTTTGACGCCGCGCCGGTGGAGGCTGCGGATCCAGATGCCTGGAAAGCGGAGCTGGTTTTGAACCCAAAAACGGCCCTGCCGTGGCCGACACCAAAGAACATCCGACTGATCCTGGAGAACGGCGAATTCGCTGGGGCGCTGGCCTATGACGTTTTTAAAGGAGTCGAGATCCTGAAAAAGGACATACCGGGGCTGCGCCGGGCCAGCGAAGACAACGCCCCATGCGGGCAGTGGCGCGGCTGCGATGACGCGATCCTGCGGCAGTACCTGGGCGAGAGGTACGGGGTAAAAGGAAGGGAGGCCATTATGGACGCATTCACAACGGTGACACGGAAAAATGCATACCATCCGATCAAGGACTATCTGCGGGGGCTTGTATGGGACGGGCAGGAGCGGGCCGAAACTTGCCTGATCGACTATCTGGGCGCAGAGGATACGGAGTATACCAGGCAGGCGGCGCGGAAAATGCTGCTTGCGGCGGTCTGCCGGATATACGCCCCAGGCACAAAATTTGATCAGATGCTTGTACTAATTGGCCCGCAGGAGTGCGGGAAGTCGGAGTTTTTGGAGCGGATCGGCCGGAGTATATGGTTTTCCGACGGGTTGAAAGATCTCAGCAAGACCAAGGATAGCGGCGAGATACTGCAGGCCGGATGGATTTTTGAGATAGCAGAGTTAAGCGCTATGGGCCGATCAGGGATTGAGGAGATCAAAGCCTTCCTGAGCAAAACTACTGATCGGTACCGGGCGGCCTATGACAGGACAGTCACGGAGTATCCTAGACAGGGGGTATTTTTTGGGACTACCAATGATCGAGATTTTTTGAAAGACCCCACCGGCAACCGCCGTTTCTGGCCGGTTGAGGTCGGCGGCTACGGGGCGACTAAAAAAGTACCTGCGGATGTGTGGCACGGCCTAACGCCCCAGGTAGTGGATCAGATATGGGCGGAAGTCAATATCTGGCACAATGTGGGGGAAACGTTAAAAATTAGTGCTGAGGCCAAGCGGATCGCGGAGGAAAAGCATCTATATTTTACAGAAGACAGCGGGGAAGCGGGGGTCATTCAGAAATGGTTGGATTCGCCAGTTACGGATGAAATAGGAAATCCAACTGGTGAATTTTTACAAAAAGTGTGTGCTTACCAAATATTGGTTGAGTGCATCGGAAAGCGAAAAGCGCACATTCGCCAAAATGATGCAAAGGCAATAATTGGCATTTTACGAAAAATGCCAAATTGGGAAGAAGCTAGCTACAGGCACGACTTTCAAAAATATGGTAGACAAACAACATTTATCCGGAAAAAGTAAAAAATTAGCAAAAAGATGATCCTTTAGTACATTAAAAGATCATTTAAAGGATCATCTTCCCCTCTTACAACCACAAGGGATTGATCCTAATATGATCATATGATCATTATATGTATATATGTATATATGGTATATATAAGGTACGCTTTAGTACGTTAAAGCGTTAAAGCGTACATAAAAATTTATATATATATATATAGGGAAACGTGACGATCAGATCATAAAATGGCGCGAAGTCTTGCGGCAGTAAGCAGGAGGCTTGATCACTAAAGGATCACATTCTGCACAGGAGGTTTAAACGTGGAAAGAGAAAGGGATATCGAACATAAATTTGTAAAACAGGTAAAATCTTACGGTGGGCTAGCGATCAAATTCAAAAGCCCCGGTCATTCCGGTGTGCCTGATCGGATCGTCTTCTGCCCGGACGGCAGGATCCGATTTGTGGAGATTAAAGCGCCTGGGAAAAAGATGACGCCGCTGCAGCGGTCTTGGGCGGCCAAGATCGAAAAACTGACTGGATCGCCGGTGCCGGTCGTGGACAGCGAGGAAAAGATCCGGGCTTGGGTTTCGGCGTATCTGGGTATGCGGCATGTTACATGACTATCAAAAAGCGGCGCTGGACTGGGTGCTGGAAAAGCCGTACTGTGGCCTTTTTTTGGAGATGGGCCTTGGGAAAACGCTCATAGCCCTCACGGCGCTGGATCGGCTCCTGAACGATTACTTCTGCGTAGAAAAAATCTTGGTGGTCGCCCCTTTGCGTGTGGCCACCGACACTTGGCCGGCCGAAGCCGCGAAATGGCCACATCTGAAAGATCTGCGCCTCTCCATCGTGGCCGGGCAGCCTACGGCAGAACATCGGAAACGGGCACTGCGCAGACCAGCGGACATATACGTCATCAACCGGGAAAATATCGATTGGCTGGTATCCTATATGGGCAAAAACTGGGATTTTGACTGTGTCGTGATAGATGAGCTGTCCAGCTTCAAAAACCAGGCCAGCCGCAGGTTTACACAGCTGCGCCGGGTGCGGCCCAAGATCAAGCGCCTGATCGGCCTCACTGGTACGCCCGCGCCTAACGGCCTGATCGACTTGTGGGCGCAAATATACCTGCTGGATCAGGGGGACAGGCTTGGCACCGGCATTGTGGACTATAGATCCAGGTATTTCCGGGCCGAGGGGCAGGAGCACGGCATGGTATATGTGCCCTGGAAAGAGTCCAAAAGCAGGATCTACCAGGCGATCCAGGACATAGTGATCTCGATGAACAGCGCCGATTACCTGGATTTGCCGCCGCTTACCGAGACGGTGCGCAAAGTCAGGCTGGACGGCAATGCCCGGAAGCTGTATGACTCGATGGAGCGCGATCTACTGCTGCCCTACGTCGACGATGCCGACGCCGAAGTCACGGCGCTTACCGCTGCGGCGCTGTCTACTAAGCTTTTGCAGATGGCCAGCGGCGCGGTGTATGACGATGAGCGGGGCATCAGGATGATACACGACAGCAAGCTCGACGCGCTGGAAGACGTGATCGAGGCGGCCAACGGGAAGCCCGTCATGGTGTTTTATAATTACATCCACAGTTTCGACAGGCTAAAGGCCAGGTTCCCCAGCGCCAGGGCATTGGGGAAAGGCAAAGCCGGATCGCAGGACATCGCCGATTGGAACGCCGATAGGATCCCTATCCTGCTTTTGCATCCTAAGAGCGCAGGGCACGGCTTAAACCTACAAGAATCCAGCTGCCAATCCCTAGTATGGTATGACCAGTCTTGGAGCCTAGAAGAGAACCTACAGGCCGTTGCAAGGGCATACCGGCAGGGGCAGAAGCGGCCTGTGGTGGTCACGCGTCTTATAGCGGACGACACGATAGACGAAAAAGTTTTTGACGCCATAAGCCGCAAAGCCTACGGGCAAGCGGCATTGATGGATGCGGTTAAAGCGAGGATCAGGGGGTTGACATGTGGGAAAAATTAGATTATAATTTTCGGTAGCATGGTCAAACCTCCTTTCCCCATACGAGGCATACCGTGGCTGAAAGCGGCCACGGTATGCCGAACAAAGGAGGAATCATAAATTGCGATACAACGAGCAAGACAAATCGATCTATCGCGGCAGATGGCAACGGGTGAGGGCCAAGGCGCTGAGGCGCGACGGCCACCGATGCCAGAACTGCCAGCGGTACGGCAGGAGCAGGGCGGCGTCCACGGTGCATCACGTGGTGCCAGTGAGGGAAGATCCTACTAGGGCATACGACTTGGCCAATCTGATTTCGCTGTGCCCGAAGTGCCATGGGTCGTTCCACAAAATGACGGATCAGACGCTGTCCGCCGCAGGGTTACAGGTTAGGCACTGGTGGGCACAGAAACACCGGGCCATGCCCACACACGCCGGAGCGGCTGGACGCGGCGGGAACGCCCTAGCATCCCCCCTGGGATCGGAATCCTGACACTGGGGCAAGCCTGGAA